CGCCGGCGGCGCCGCGCGGCGCTCAAGTCCTGGCAAGACGGCTTCCGGGAGTACGCCACCCTGTACCTGCCCGAAGAGGTGTGGAAGTTCGAGCGGCCGCTGTCCAAGGGCAACCCGAAGTCGCCGCAGATGGCGGAGGCGGACGAGGTCGTGCGGGACTGGGAACCCCGCGACACGGGCGACGAGCCGAACCCGCAGCCGAACCCCATGGGCCGGGTGCCGATGGTGGAGCTGCCGAACCGGCCGCTCCTGGCCGCGGACCCGATCTCGGACGTGGCCGGCGTCATCGCGATGCAGGATGCGATCAACCTGCTGTGGATGCAGCTCTTCACGGCCGCGGACTACGCCTCGCTGGCGCAGCGCGTCGTGACCGGCGCCGAACTGCCGAAAGTCCCGGTCCTGGACGCGAACGGTCAGAAGGTCGGCGAGAAGGCCGTCGACCTGAAGAAGTTCATCAAGGACCGGATTCTGTGGCTGGAGAACCCGGACGCGGAGGTCGACTCGTGGCCGGCGGCGAACCTCAGCCCGTTCACCGACGTCATTGAGGTGGCGGTGGGGCATATCGCGGCGCAGACGCGGACTCCGCAGCACTATCTGGTCGGCAAGATGGCCAACCTCAGCGGTGATGCCCTGATCGCGGCTGAGACGGGCCTGGTGAAGCGGGCGCAGGAGAAGCAGCTCTGGTTCGGGCAGGCGCTTCGCGAGGTGTTCGAGCTGATCGCGCTGGCGCGCGGTGAGGACGGCAAGGCCGATGCGCTGCGGGGCGGCAGCATCCTGTGGGCGGACGCCGAGTCCCGGAATATCGCGCAGCTCACGGACAGTCTGCTCAAGCTCCGGCAGATCGGCTTCCCGTTCGAGTTCCTGGCCCTGCGCTTCGGGCTGACGCCGACCGAGGTCGCGGACCTGATGCTGATGCGGGAGCGCGAGGCGGAGATGGACCCGGTCGGGTCGCTGCTCCGCGACAAGACTGGTGCGGGCGGTGGGCCTGCCGGTGGCGAGCCGGGGCCCGGGCCGGTGCCCGATGGCGGGTGACGCGGGGCGGGCCGAGGCGGTCGCCTCGCTCGGTCTCCGGCACCGCCGCCGGCAGGTGCGGCTCGCACTGGGCGCGTCGCGGGCGGCAGCGCGGGAGTGGGGCCGCATGGACCCGGGAAACCTGTCCGGGGCGTGGCAGACGGGGACGGGGCGGCGCGTGCTGGCCGTCGTGGTGGCCGCGCAGCAGGCGTCCGCGCAGGGCGCCACCGACTACGTATCCGAGGCGGTACGGGCGCAGGGGACGGCGCCGGACCCTGCCGGGACGGTCGATGCCGCCGCGTTCGCCGGTATCGCGGCGGACGGCCGGCGCCTCGACACGCTGCTGGCCGAGCCGGTCATCACCGTGAAGACGTCGCTGGCGGGCGGCAGCACGCTGGACGTGGCGCTGGAGCAGGGTCTGGCGAGCCTGCTGCGGATCGTGGAGTCTGAGGTGGCGGACGCCGGGCGGGCTGCGGTCGGTACGGCGATCACGGCGGACCGGAAGGTGTCGGGGTATGTGCGGGTGCTCAGCCCGCCGTCGTGCGCCCGCTGCGTGATCCTCGCCGGGAAGACCTTCCACAGCGCGGTGGCGTTCCAGCGGCACCCGCACTGCGACTGCGTCCACATGCCCACCGTGTACGGGTGGGCGCCGCACCGGACCGACCCGGACGCCTACTTCCACTCCCTGTCGGAGGCGGAGCAGAACCGGGCCTTCGGGCGGGCCGGTGCGCGGGCAATCCGTGACGGCGCCGACATCGGCCAGGTCGTCAACGCCCGCCGCGGCATGTACGCGGTCGGCGACCGCTACGGCCTCACGGCGACCCGCGAGGGCATGACGAAGCGGGGCCTGGCCCGGCAGCGCCTGCGAGCGCTGGAAGGCGCCGGGCGCGCCAAGGGCACGGTGCGCCTGATGCCCGAGTCGATCTACCGGATCGCGGCCGACCGGGACGAGGCGATTCGCCTGCTGTACCGGTACGGCTACCTCTACTGACCTGCCCGCGCCGCAACGGCGGGGCCTGACTCCTGCAACGGGAGCATGCACATGGACATCCGCACCCTGCCCCGTCACGCCCGTACGGGCGTGCTCGCCGTCGGCTGGCGCAAGGCCCGCACCGGCGAGGACCCGGACGAGCTGTACCCAATCTGGCCGATCCGCGGCGGCGACGGCACCGACGACCAGGACGACGAGGACGACGACACCGGTGAGGACGACGCCCAGGACGACGACACCGACACCGGTGAGGACGACCAGGACGACACCGACGACGACGGGGCCGCCGACCTCGGCGACAAGGGCAAGCAGGCCCTCGACCGGATGAAGGCCAAGCTCAAGGCCGAACGGGACCGCCGCAAGGCGGCCGAGACCGAACGCGACCAGCTCAAGACGAGCAAGGCCGGCAGCGACGACAAGGACGCCGACCGTATCCGCAGCGAGGCCGAGAAGGCGGCAACCGCCAAGGCCAACGCCCGGATCGTCCGCAGCGAGGTGCGCGCGGCAGCGGCCGGCAAGCTCGCCGATCCGAAGGACGCGCTCAAGTTCCTCGACCTCGACCAGTTCGAGGTCGACGCGGACGGCCAGATCGATGAGGACGAGATCGCGGACGCGATCGAGCAACTGGTGAAGGACAAGCCGTACCTGGGCGTCGCGGGCAAGCCGCAGCGCTTCCAGGGCACGGGAGACGGCGGTGCCCGCAAGGGGTCCGGCGGTGTGAAGCAGCTCGGCAAGAACGACCTCAAGGGGATGACTGCCGAGCAGATCGAAGAGGCCCGGATCAAGGGCCAGCTCCGCGACTACCTGAACGAATAACGGAAGGGGACCGCCGTGTCCATCAAGCGTTTCAAGCCGGAGATCTGGAGCGCAACGCTCCTGGTCAACTGGCGCAAGGCCCTCGTGTACGGCGGGCCCGGCATGATCAACCGCGACTACGAGGGCGACATCGCCGCCGCCGGCGACACCGTCCGCATCACCTCCATCTCCGACCCGACCGTCAACGACTACGTGCCAAACGTGACCTCGGTCGAGCCGGAAGAGCTGAACGACGCGCAGCGCACGCTGCTCATCGACCAGTCGAAGTACTTCGCCTTCAAGGTGGACGACGTCGACAAGCGGCAGGCCAAGGGCGACGTGATGAGCGAGGCCATGAGCCGCGCCGCGTACAAGCTCGCCGACCAGGTCGACCAGTACCTCGCCAGCTTCTACACCGGTGTGGTCCCGGCGAACGTCATCGGATCGACCGGTGCACCGATCGATACCCACACCACCGCCACGGACGCCTACGACAAGGTGCTCGTGCCGCTGCGTACGAGGCTGACCAAGGCGAACGTCCCCACCCAGGGCCGCTGGGTCGTCGCCTCCCCGGAGTTGATGGCCTCCCTGCTGCTGGACCCGCGCTTCATCAAGGCGAACGAGGCTGGAGACGGCGGCCAGGCCCTGCGCAACGCGGTCGTGGGCCGCGCGGCAGGCTTCAACATCTACGAGTCCAACAACACCCCGAACCCCACTGGGGACACCCAGGTCATCACGGCGGGCACCTCGGCTGCCGTCACCTTCGCCGAGCAGATCTCGGAGACCGAAGCGTTCCGCCCGGAGAAGGGCTTCGGTGACGCCATCAAGGGCCTCGGCGTCTACGGCGGCAAGCTCGTGCGCCCTGACGGCCTGGCCATCGCCTACATCGACCCCGCGTAAGGAGCTGCCGCTATGGCTGACCCGACATACGTTGACCTGGTGGTCAACGGCGACCACACCGTGGCTGCCGGTACCGCGCTGGCCGCCGCCCAGTCCCTGGCGGACGCCGACCCCGAGCTGACGATCCTCGCGGTCGCGAACTCGGACGACGACACCGACCTGACGTTCACCGTGAAGGCCGGCGACAACCCGCCCGCCCGCGCGGCCGGTCAGGGCGACCTCGCCGTGAGCGTCGGCTTCGGGAAGACCGTGTTCATCGGCCCCCTGGAGTCCGGCCGCTTCCTCCAGAACGACGGCAGCCTGTCGTTCACCGCCTCGCCGACGACCGGCACGGTCATCGCCTACCGCGTGAAGAGGGCCTGATGGTCGAGTCGATCCACGTCCAGGGAGAGGGCGGGCACATCATCAAGATGGACCTGCCCCTCCCGAGCCACATCGCACAGCGCCTCAAGAAGGGGCAGATCCGCCGGGTCAACGAGGACGGCAGCCCGTACACGGGGCTGGAGCCCACGGGGGCCGGGCGGGTGCCAGCCCCGGCGGGCGGCCCCGTTCCCGGCCCACCGCTCACCCAGCCCGCCAAGAACGCGCAGAAGGCGGACTGGGTGGGCTGGGCGGTCGTCCAGGGCGCCGACGCCGACGAGGCGGACGCCATGACGAAGGCCGACCTCATCGAGAAGTACGGGACGCCGCAGCCCGGCGAGTGAGGAGGCGGCCGTGACGACCCCCCTCGCAACCATCGAACAGGCCACGGGCTACGGCTACAGCCTGCCGGCGGACACGGCGGAGCAGCTGCTCGCCCGCGCAAGCGTGCGGGTGCGGCGCGCGGCCGAGCAGCCCATCACGCCGTCCGTGGTCACCATCGAGGTCTGCCCCGACTCGCTGACGGTGCAGCTGCCGGCGCCGCCGGTCATCGAGGTGCAGTCGGTCGTCACGGTCGCCGACGACGGCACGACGACGGACCTGACCGGGTGGCGGTGGGACGGCACGTACCTGCTGCTGCCGCACCACTGCCGCGGGCTTCGGCTCCAGGTGACGTACCAGCGCGGGTGGGACCCGGTGCCGGACGGGATCGTGGAGCTGGTGTGCTCAGTGGCCGACCGTCTGGGCAACACCCCGAAGGGCATGGACGTGGGGATCCGGTCGCAGCAGATTGACGACTACCAGGTGACCTACGCCAGCGAGCAGGTGCAGGTGTCCGGGGACCTGCTCCCGGGCGAGCTGGCCGCGTTGCGGCGGGAGCTGGGGCCGGTCCCGGACGTGTGGGTGGTGTCGGCCAGTGGGTGACCTTGACACGCTGCTGGCTCAGGGCCGTGCGGCTCACGAGGCGCTGATGACGGACACGGTGCGCCTGTACCGGCAGGGCCCGGATGTGTTCGACCGGGACACCGGGGAGACCGTGCCGGGCCCGGAGACGACGATCTACGGGCCCGCCGCAGGCAGGGTGAAGCCGTCCACGCTGTCGACGGCGGAGGACGTACAGGCGGCTGAGCGTGAGGTGCTGATTGCCCGGTACGAGGTGGCTCTGCCGTGGTCTGCGGCGCTCCCACAGGGGGTTGCCCGGCCGCTGCCGGGCGACCTGATCGAGGTGGTCGACAGCGGCGACACCCGCCTGGCCGGCCTGACCCTGTGGGTGGTCCTCGCCCAGTACAGCGCGACGGCGACGGCGTGGCGGCTACAGACGGAGGACCGATCGTCATGGGCGGAGTAGACGACCTGCTGGCGGCTGCGCGGGTGTTGGAGCAGGCGGCGGCCGGTGTGCCGGCGGCGCTGCGCGGCGTGGTGTCGAAGGGCGCTGTGAACGTGAAGCGGGACTGGCGGGCGAACGCGAGGGCGTCCTCCGGGCATCACGCCCCGTACTACCCGGCGAGCATCGGCTACGACCTCAGCAGGATCCCGGGCGGGGCGACGGCCACGGTCGGGCCGGACAAGGAGCGCAAGCAGGGCGCGCTCGGCAACCTGCTGGAGTACGGCTCGGTGAAGAACCCGCCGCACAACGACGGCGGAAGGGCGCTGGAGGCTGAGGAGCCGAGGATGGTCGCCGCGGTCGAGGCGGCGGTTGAGCAGCTGA